CCACCTGGACTAGTCATTATGCCTCCGTAATATCGCTAAGAAGAGCGTGAGAATTGCGTCGGTGAGTACCAAGCTGGCAGTACTTGTACATCATTGTCTGATAAGCATCGAAACTACCAGCAGATGTAATCTTACGCTGCCAGTTAGATCCGTCCCTGTTCATAAAGGACCAGTCGGACTCACGGTAAAGTTTAATCTCTTTCTCATTCAAGAAATACATTCTGTTTGCCTGGCAGTCCCAATCACTAACAACAGGGATCTCTCCCCAGTCAGTAGTAAATGCCAGACCGTTAAAGCCACCGGCAAATTCTTTGGTGTTTGTGTATCTTCTCTGCTGGACTAACAACTGGAAATAAGCTCTACGAACACCCATGGTAGTAAAAATAACAGTGGTCTTTCCACCATTCCTACGTACATCATCCGCGACCTTAATCATAAGACCCTCGGACAAAGCACGGTTAACACCACCATTAGCATTAACTACAGACTTCCATACAGGTTCAGTAGCAGGGTTAATGTTATAGAGAGTGTTTGTATCTAGAACAATATCTTTAAACCCGATGGTTTCCAGGTTCCGAGAGCCGAACCTATGAAGGGTGTCTCCCGTGGCTGTAGCAGCACCTGAGGCACCGGTATACGTGACTGTGGTGTTACCGCCTGCCGAAACCAGGGAAGTAATCTCGAATGGCGCACCAGTCATTAAACCGGCAGCAGAAGTATCAAAGATATCCAACTGCATACCTACCTCTAGATACTGAGCATCCGCATCAGTAGTAACAAAGGTAGTAGTAGATCCTGCACCAGTTGCTGTAGCAAGAATACCGGCAGAAGTACCGTAAGTTTGCCTGTTCATATCTTTAGCAAGAGTCTGACGAAGACCCTCTAACTCTTGCTGAAGAGCACTAGCAAACGCCTGGAAATTTTTATCTGCCAGTTCCATAGTCTGACCGGTTAGTTCAGCTGCACCATACAGATAAGCTAAACTAACTCGTGCAGATGCATACTTCTGGCTCTGTGCAACAGGAAGAACTGTGTTTTCTGCTCGTGCGCCGATACCATGATTACGACGAGTTCTAATTGGGAAGGTGACATATTTACCACCGACCTGGGAATCTACACCTTCACTAGTCTGCTCAATTCTCTTCAGAGTAATTGTGTCAGACTGAAGCTGATCTCTTAACTGTGGCTCGTAGATCTCCTTAAGTAAAGAGTCTACAGTTGCAAGCGTGGTAGTAGCCATTTAAGACCTCTCACTGATTACGCTCCGCAGCTGCTCGCTGGAGCATTTGAACGACCAGATTCTTAGTCTGAGACTCGTCCAATTTCCTGACATCAGTATTATTAAATTGAGGAACTCCACCACCAGAACCCATAATTAGAGGCTTCTGCCCAAACTTAGCTCGTTCAGCATCTCGGAACTCGTAATAAGCTTTAACAGCATCTTCACTATTAAAACCATTTTGCATGTAGGCTAAGACAAATTGCTCACTAAAATCACCCTGAGCCTTGTACTTAGTCCTCAATGAGGAGAGTTCCTGATCTAGCTGTGCTTCAGCTTGTGCGGCTAATCTATCTTCTTGCTGCTTAACTAGATGAGCAGCCATGATTTGATTTTGCCGCTCTAATGTAGAGATTCTGGGATCATAGGGATCTTCCTCAACCTGAAGTTCTTGCTGGCCCTGCCCACTAGTAGTACCTTGTGGAGATAACTTATAGTACTCTCCAATAGCCTTCCAGACTTGTTCTGGATTTTCATTGATACTGTTGAGCAGATTTAAAGCAAAGTTTGCAGTATCTGGATCAACTCCGGCATCAATAATAGGCTTCCAAGGTTCATACTGTTGGTGTACCGTATTGAACTTATCTTGAACTCCTTTATCCCACTTCTCTAAAACTGGCCTAACTTTTTCGTGAAGCTCCTGGGGAATTGGTTCTAAAAACTCCTGCCAAGCAGGGTTTCCACCTGTTCCCTGTTGCCCACTGTCTCCAGTGTAAACACTACTGTCTACTGGCTGACCTTCACCAAATGGAGCACCCATGATTGTATCTCTCTATTCTGCTGTACCTTTACAGGCCCTGGCTATTATAGTTACTATTAAAAGTCAAATGCATCATGAGGCTGTGCAACACTACGAACTAAAGCAGAAAACCCTTCTTGAAAATGAGTCTTAGCGATAGCAACGAATCTCTTATCTACACCCTCCGTGTTCTTAACCAGTCTATACAACCCTCCTAATTCAATCTCTCCATCTTTAATCAGATTGATAAGATCAATCATATCATCAGAAAGTTCGCGGTAACCTTTAATATCTGCACTAACACCGGCCATCAGTATCCGTACTTCTTTCTCTTAGTAACAATTTCTTCTTCTCGGGATCCTCTAGCTTGCTTATCAGTAGGGTTCATTGTGGTCTTTCTGTTCTTCATCCTACTCTCAATAGCTTTGTTAAGTTCATCAGTTACAGCCTTCTTAGCTCCTGCCATATTAGCAGCGTTAGTCTTCCTACTACCTGTCGGCTTAGGACCCATTCTCTTAGCAATAGCCTTGTCTCGATAGTCTTTATACTTACTACTACTGTTACCGTAACCAGGATTATCAGGATCTACTACAGGCATATTACTTTGTTTGGCTTTACTTACTCTCATTTTAGCCAACTTAGGATCCTCGTCTGCGTCATCGATAAGCTCGTTATAAGACTTATAAGGCATCCTTCCTCCTTAAGGTCTAACCCATTCAATAGTAATCATAGATGAAAGTCCTCCACCAACAAATGTATCCAAAGCAGCACCAGAGTTCTGGAAAGCATTAAGCTCTAAATAGTCTCCTGGGACTAAAGCAATAAGTGTGGGTACAATAAGATTTACAGGCTGAGTAGTAGCTTGATCTAGTGCTCTGATTTGATCAGATGTAGCGTTTATCTGAGCACCGTTTTTATATAGACTAGCTGCTCGAATATCTGTTGTTCCTGTAGATGCCTTAGCAGTCCATCCAACTCGACCACTAACCCTATAAGTCCCTCCTTGACTAGCAGGACAAGTCCATCTAGACGGATTAGTTACAGGGTCATGACCATTATGTGTATCGAAGTCCTCAGACTGAAATACTACGACTAAGTTAGCAGTATTATTAGCTATATTAGTTACTGTAGTATTTCTTAATTGGGCAATAGGTCTAGTCAAGGTTGTAGCATCTGATACTAATTTTAGATTAGTATCAAGAATATCCCAGTTATCGTTAAGGTGAGCCTGTACATCTACATCCTCATTTGTACCAGGAGTAGGCTTAACTAACTGATAATTAGGAGTACTCGTGGTCGCCATCTGTATTCTTTTCTCGTGAAGGCTTCCAACCAGTCTTTCTTAAGGTACCGTAGATGTAAGCATCCCGACGCCTTTTACTCATTCTCTTTTTAATCGCCTGGTCTCTCAGCTGTCTTTCAAGCTTCTCGGGCATTACATACTCCCGGGATCATCCTTAACTCGGATAGCATAGACTTTGTCATTCTCTGTCATAAAATCTAATTGTGCCTGTGTATATCCAGCAGCAAGTAGTCTAGTATCCATAGCTAACTGACTAACAAAATCAGAAACACCTACCTGTCGAGCAACATCTCCGGATGCTGTAGCACCAGCAGCAGCAGGAGTAAATGTAACAGTAGTAGATCCTGCTACTGCAATATTAGATACGGTAAACACTTTTTCTTCTTTAAGTACACCAGCAGCCGTAAATAATCTAAACCTCTCACCACGCCTGATAACATTGGTATCATCAGTATTAGGAACGGCATTGGCACCAACAATAGTCGTAGTAGTACCTGCACCATTAGCAGTAAATAGAGCTACTCCTCTAGTAGTATGAGTATTAAAATCAGGAGCAGTTCTACGCTTATCTACAAACTCAGTAGACACAGAGTTTCCGATTTGATGAGTTGCCATCACATAATACCTTCCGGCATAGGTTCAGGTCCGGGTTGTTGTTCTTGTCCCAGCTGACTATTACCACTATTATTTTGAGCTTGTTCTCCCTCCATCATAGGATCTGGAGGCAACCCCGCAGCAGTTCTAGGATCCATAGTTTCAGTCTCTAAACCTAAAGCAGCCATGTGTTGATTAACATGTGCTTCAAAGAGAGCTTTAACTTCTTCGGGTAGTACTTCGAATGCTTGACCCTTACGATAATTATTATGATACTCAATGTGTAACCTGTGGTTATCCCAAGTATTCACTGGGATAAGAATCGGTGGAAGTAACCCATCAAAAGCATTTGGATCCTGCATTAATTTTTCAGCATTCTGCATGTTATATTCTTCAAGCATCTGCTGATCGACTTTACTCATACGGAGATTTTCTCGCTGAGCTTGTCGCTGGTCTACTTGAATCTGTTCATAAATCTTATTGATTCCTCCCATGTCCATAACTTCTAGACCCTTACGAGGATCAATAAAACCCATCTTCATCATGTCCATAATAAGAGCTTGTTTAGCTGCCTTAGATACAGGGAGAGCACTACCAGCTTCCACTCGAATATCTAGATTATTATCTAAATCAGAACCTTTTAAGGCTAAGCTATCAAAGGATCCTTCTGGACCTGTAACACGAACCATTCTTTCAGTAGTCCAGAACTGATTAACATAGCTTAAACTAAGCTGGGCAATTTTCTCAATGCCTTCTTCTAACGAGTCAAATGTAGGACTAAGTTTAGATTCATCTCTTTCTTGCAGGAAAGAGATAGCTGTAGCTGCTGTAACTCCAGGAGGCATCTGTCCGTGAGTTACTTCATGCTGCCCTGAAATATCATTCCAATCCCCAAGAATTCTATCTAATTCTTGAGGTACATAAGAAGGAAGAGGACTTAGAGGTAAAGGCTGTGGTGGATCAAACCCAGGGGTATACTCAATAACTTGTCCAGGCTCTGTAGTAATCTTACTTGCATCTACAGATCCTCTGGGGGCAACTAACTGCGGTTTTGCTGTACGATTCTTTGCTTCAATAATTTGGCCTCTAGTTCTGTTAAACTCTTTTTGTAGAGGAATAAGATCCTCAATAACAGAAGTAGAATAAAACTTACCGCTAGGAATATGATCAAACTTAGCGAAAGGAAACTTACCATGGCGATATGGCCAACCCTGGAAACCTTGGACAATTTGATCACCAACCATAGTTAAAAATGCTCCCTCAGGGAACATTGGTATAGCTCCAGGCTTAATCCATACTTCTAGCACCATTACACTATGCTGTCTATCTAAAGCTTGTGCACCTACAAGATTTAAGAAACTATCTTCAAGGATAGTCTGTGAATCTGATGTGTAGCTATTGATAGGCTTACCGTCTAATGCTTGATTAAATTTCATCTTAATAAAATCAGGAGACTTAATCTGAGCATGAATTAAGAAAGGCTGCCCTTCAATATCTTCTTCTAGAAGATCAGGGCAAAAGACATGGAATGGAGTTTCATGCTTATATAGTACATCTCCAGCAGGTACATTGGCTATTTCCCCAGCCTCATTCATCATTTGCTCGACAGGGCCTGCTGTATAATCCCAGTAGGTCTTAACAAATCCTGTACCACAAATAAGAGTCCACCACATAGCCTTACGGAATGTACTCTTTAGTTTCTTATCTGTATAAAAATTATCCCAGATTTGTTCGCCTGCCATCGCTGCATACATATCTCTATCTTCTGCTGAAGCAGGGACAATAGAAGCATTTGGCCTATTACCTGTGAGCTGAGACAACTCAGTTCTAATAGTTGGCCTAATCCTATTAATAACAGGACGGGATCTCCAGTATGGAGCTGGAGGAATGTAAAACCTCGTACTTGTAACAGACCCTGGAGTATTAGAATTCAGAGGTACAATGTTCTGCTTACCAAAATACATAGCAAGATTAAGATACCATTGGCGCTCTGTAACTACACGAGCATTCTTGATAGCTGTAAAGTTCTGCTTAGTCCAAGCAACAATCTTTTGATACTGTTCCTTGGCAGCCCTAGACTCTGAGAGATCCAGGACTTCAGTCTCAGTAGGAAGGGCTGTGTCTTCCATGTTATCTCTATTCTCTATCTAAGTTCGGATTAGCTACACCAAAATCTTGTAATAACCCAACCATATCTTCATCAGGATAATAGACTTCTTCACCAAGACCCTGATTAGCAGCAAAGTTTTTTAATCTAGCTACTACTGCTTCATCATGTTGTGAATAATAAGGTTGATCCTGGTTAGAGGTCGAAGTCGGTTTTAAGGCTGTCATTGTTGCGTACGTTTGTAGATCCGCGCTCATTAGCCTGTTTAACAGGTCTTGATTTTGTTGCTGTAGTTTTTCTAACAGCTGGTTCTGGCTTTGATTCTGGCTCTTTAATGACTTCATCCACAACAAATTGCTCACTATCAGAGTCAGACCCGCTATCACTAGCACTGTTCCTAAAACGGGTAAGAGATTCAAGGACGCCTCTCAATTCTTCATTATCTGTTAATAGAGCACCATACTTAAACTTCTCTTGTTCTAACTCATCTTGTACTTCAATAAGTCTAGTTCTGGTTACAAGATCTAGAGCATCTAAGACATCACTCATGACACAAGTCATACAAAAATACACAACGCCATAAAAGTCCAACTCTAACCCAAAATCCAAAAATTCAGAATTTTCATCACCACAAGTGCCACAGATAGCACACTTACCAGGCTGACACGGGGGAGTACCTTTATAAACCTGTACTTTACTTAATGCTGTGTGCATTACCAGATACCTCCCATGTGTTCATCTATATGTTGATTTTCCCACTGAGTCTTTGGTCTGTGCAGACTAGCTGTTAAAGCTCTATCGAACAAGTTAGGGCCAATAGGTGGAGTTGTCGCTCCTAATGCTTCTTTAACTATCTGGTTAGCACTAGGTATCTCATCCCTATTGGGATTACCTTGCGGAGGGATATACATGTCAGGCATCAGACTGAAGAAATATCTAGCAGAGTCTGGTGCGTGGTCATCCTTCTTATGAATCTCTTCTCTTAAGTTATTCTCGTGCCGCTTCTTGGCGTTCTCATACACCTTCCACCTGACACGCTGCAGCTCTTTAATTAAGTGCGGGCAGTCTTCTGTGATAAGCCATTTCTTAGTATCGAGATATCTATTCATTTTCTCGACACCAATAGTGACATCATTATTACCTAGGACTATCGGGATGCCCGCACGAGAGTAAGTAATTTGGACAGAATCCCCCGTTTGGGCATTTCTTTGCGTAATGGCAGGGTCACCGACATAGATCTGAGGAGGCTGCCGTCCCTCAAGTACATTTCGTTCGTGTATTTCTTTGGCGAACTCATTGATGAGTGTCTCATTCTTGTAGATTTCGTCATAGGTAATAACTAGACCAGAAGGTGATGCAGCGTGCCATAACCAAGCAGTAGGATTATTTAACCCATGATCCAGACTAGCATAATGTGTCCACCCTCGAATCTGATGTAACTGATCGACAGAAAGAGGAGGAATTACATTCTCTCTACTAAATTTCTTAAATACCAATCCACCGATCTGTACAAACTTACCGGACTTTCTAGCTTTAACTTCATTCTCATCAAGACCTTCAAGAGCAATCTCAAGCTCTGATTCTGTAATATAGGGGTTCTCTGCCGCATCAATAATAATAACTCTAATATTCCCACCAGGAACTAATCCAGGCATATACAAACCGTCATACACCCAAGTCATTCCTTCGACAGGGGTCATAGTGATATACCAACAGCCCCCTGTATCAATCAACCTCATCTTGCATTCGTCAAAGATAGCTTTAGGCGGCTCTTCGTCAAAATGAATCCAGTGTCTCGACGTTCCAGCAAACTTCTCTAATTTCTGGTCGTAAGACATCAATTCACAAGTAGAACCGTTTGTCAGTGTAAGAGTTCTCAGTTCTTTATTATAGCTATCTTCCCATGAACCATTGATAAGATCACTAGGAGGTATCCATTTAGCTAGTTCAGGCTTAATAATCATCTGGATGCCCTCTGTATAGGATACCGTGACTATTCTGCCTTTAGTAGGTGGGGGAGGGACCTCCTGATACGGATGATTACCTCGCATCCGCCAAACATCTTCTACTACCCCGCCTACTGTTTTTCCTGAGCGGTTACCTCCGATATATAATCTTCCTTTTTCTCTTGCAGAGTGAAAGACAATCTGCTTCTCATGAGGAATATAACCATGAACAGAGGGCCGAGAGACTATTTTAGTAAGACCGTCAGAGAAGAAATTTATCATTTCTCCCTGACTCATGGTATCCTTTCTCCTAGGGCTCATAGATAGACCAAGGGCCTTCTTCTGACTCAGCATAAACAACTATGAAATGGTTATCCTCCTCGTGTTTATCAAGAGCCTCTTGTAGAGTAGAGATATTAACTACCCCGGGAACTGTATTATGGTAATACCCATAAACCACGACTACCCCTAAGCAGTAGTAGAGTCAGTAAACTCAATAACATTTTTTAGCATAGTAATTAAATTACCAAGAGCTACGTTGCCGCCTTTAGCTCCTGTAAGAGTTAGATTAAGTCCCTGTCCAATTTTTCTAGAGCCTTGCCCATCATGATTGTGATCTCCTGCTGCCGCCTGATCGTGTTTAATACCTATAGTATGATGTTGAGCTAGTGCTCCCGAATCTAAGTCACTTCGAGCATGAAATAAATTAACTTCTCGTGGCTCTGGAGAAGTAGGCTTAGCTTCATCTTTGATCTCGCCAAAGGGATCATTATCAACTACTGGCATTATATCTGTAGCTCCTTTGGAACTGTCGGGGTTCCTCCAGCAATAACCTTCTCAAAGTCTCCTGCAATATTTCTAAGAACAATAGGATCTTTAACATGGATCTGAATAGTCTCTAGGAGACGAGATAAGATAAGCTTAAGATTAACTACTTCCTGAGACTGCGGTGTGTATCTACCGGTTAATTCAAGATAGAGCTTGACTGAGTCTACGTTACCTTTCTCTACTCCCTTCAGGATACCTGCCTGCGCTACGTCAATGGAATCTTCAAAATTAACAGCACAAAGATCCTGAAGGAACTCTTTAAAGTACTTATCTTTCATCCAGCCTTGCCACTTAGTCCAAGAGACTCCAATAGACTTAAGTTTGACGGTAGGGGAGCGAGGGTCCCTAAAATTTGCCATAACAGCGATAGCAGCTAGTTGCTCGTTATCTAATTTAGTATTGTTCTCTGGTAGTTTAATACCTCTATTATTTAGAGCTTTAAGAAAAATCTCATTCTTAAGAGCCTCTTTTAGACTATATTTCGGGAAAAAACTCTCAAAAGCATCGACAGGGGGGAATGACTTCTTTCTTAGCCACCACTCTTCTGTCCAGTTGATCACTTTAATATCTTCTACAGTAAGAGCCATGCTCTCATGATAGGGCCTCGGGTCTATAGGGTAAAATTATTTACCTAGGATTCCGAAAGATTTGGTAAAGGTACCATCTCTAGGAATATTGGAAGTAGTATTAGTAAGCTAGGGGATAGGTACCATACCCCAAAAAACCCGGCCGGAAATCCTGGACAACATGATAGCCCGCTAGTTAGTGAATAACTAACCCGAGGTCTTGTCAGAAATAAACTAGTCCACAATGTATAGACACATTGGACAGTCCTATTAGTCCGGACACTGTGTACAGTAATGGTCTGGACCTATCTATAAGTCAGAGACAAACAGAACTGAATTCAACTATGTTATCTAATCTCGTGAGTAATTAGTCCGAACGGAGGTAACATTAGATAGATACCGAGCGATACATTGTGTGTAGTGCTTCACCGGACACGCTAGTTCTGAACTAGAAGGTCCGTGCGAGCTAGGTCATTGAGAACTGAATATCCTGAGATAGGTCTATCTCTGAGCACAGCTATGTGTTAGGGGATAATCATGACCGATATTGCTCACGATCTATTGAGCATGATTCTGGACAACACCATGCCTATTGCACCTGACATGCATGCTGAGGGATATCACATCTATCACTTGTATGCTGGTGGTGTTGGTATCTCTGTGTCCGCCAAGAAGGTTACAGGACAAGTAGCTA